GATGTTGGAAAGAATGCTTGAAAGTTTCTTAAACAACTTAGCAGCACTACTACCAACACCGGATGCGATACCATCTCCAAAGAGCTTGACGCTCTCTCTTATATCATCACCAGTAGTTTCCTTCATCTTGACACCAAAATTCTCCATTTGGTCGACAAATCTATTCAACAACTCTGAGATAACCTCAAACTGGCCTTCCTCAATTTTATGGGGAACGCTCGGAATCGTGAACATCTCTGCTTCAAAAAGATGCCTTGAAGACTTTTCCCTACGAACAAGTTTAAAGATTTTCTTCTTTCCTTTGTTCTTTTCTGGCATCATGATACCATTTATGATACCTCTACACAGTTTGCGATACCTGAGTTTATTCAAATCACTCAGGCACCTTGTGTCTATTTCATCATTCATCTCAGCTTCAAAAATCTGAATATCATTAAGATGCTTCTTCAATGCAACTATACTTGCATCCTCTAAAAACTGCAAACCTTCCTCCATCAAATTTGGAATCTTACCAGAGGAAATACTCTCCTCCACTATGCTTAATGGCACTACAACTCCAAATCTCAAAAAAAGCGTTACAGCTCTTATTAAACGTACATACTTGCAATGACACAGAATATCGCTGTGTTCATATCCAAAAGGACATTGGACACACGACGAACCGATCATCAACTTGTCGGAAACATCTTCATCGATTGATATGTTTCTCTCAATCCTGTACACACGTTCGTAAAATTTATAAACAGTGAGTATGGTCAAATTATCTGGCACATATATTCTAAAGAATGCATCATTGCCGTCAACAAGTTCATACGTCTCAAGGTATCTACGAAGATATGTGGGTATAAGTTTGTCATAAATTAGGACCCTGGGGTCCCATTCACGACTTCCATCATTATCGTCTTCAACTGCCAGGAAGCCTACGAAAAATTGCTCTTCCAACGAAAATTTATAGCTGGGTGCGCAAGCTGAGTAGCTTGTCGGGATTCCTCCCCGAGTCCTTACGGACAGCTGTACGTTTTCATCATCAAGGTTAGATGCTTCCAAAGAGTATACGGCTAAATTATTCGACTTATTCATGTTTTAAAAAAAATGGCTTACCCATCAGCATCCGTAAATATTACTTAATGCCGGAATGACTAAGTAATGTCAGTATCGTCGACAAGCGCTTGAGTTTTCACTCACATGAATTTGTTTTAAAGTGAAGACCTACAATAACTGAAGAAAATATCTTCTGATAGAGTGTTCTAAAAAACTGACTCTTCATAAAAGTGTGTCAATGGATCCAGCAGAGCTGTTCATTGGAATTTCCAATGGAGAGCTCTACAGGACTAACAGACACACTCCTCCGAGTGGGTTTTTAAAAGAACTATCCATGGGAAATAAATTTTCCTAAGTACATCTTGGGTGGTCAACCCAAGAAAATCGCACGCAAAATTTGC